ATGGCGCACACTCAGATCATGAGCCCCACTCTCCGCTCCGCCATCGACACCGCAGCAGGCGGCCGACAGCGCGCCGTCATCTACGTCCGCATCAGCCAGGACCGGACCGGCGCACACCTCGGCGTCGACCGGCAGCGCGAGGACTGCGAAGCCCTAGCGGAAAGGAACGGCTGGGACGTCGTCGAGGTGTACGTCGACAACGACGTCTCCGCCTACAGCGGCAAGCCGCGCGGGCACTACCGGCAGATGCTCGCCGACCTCGAACTCGGCACCGCCACCATCGTCATCGCCTGGCACACCGACCGGCTCCACCGCTCCCCCACCGAGCTGGAGGAGTACATCAACCTGTGCGACCGGCGCGGCGTGACAACGCAGACCGTGCAGGCCGGATCCCTGGACCTGTCCACCTCCGGCGGGCGGCTCGTGGCCCGCATGCTCGGCAACGTGGCCCGCCACGAATCCGAGCACAAGGGCGAGCGCGTGGCCCGCGCCCGCATGCAGAAGGCCAAGGCCGGCCAGTGGACCGGAGGCCTTCGCCCGTTCGGGTGGGGCGTGCCCACCGGGGAGACGACGAAGAAGATCGACAAGGCCAGCGGCGAGGAAGTCGACGTGCCCGTCCTCGACATGACCAAGCTGGTCCCCGAGGAGGCCGCGGCCCTCGAGGTCGGCACGGACATGATCCTGGCCGGAGGGTCGATCAAGGGCTGGCTGCGGTGGCTCGCCGACAAGGGCCTGACGTCCACCGTCGGGAAGCCCATCACCCACCCCGCCGCACGGGACATGCTGCTCCGGCCGAGGAACGCGGGCATCGCCGTGCACCGGGGCGAGGAGGTCGGCCGCGGCCTGTGGGAGCCAGCCGTGCCCGAGCCGAAGTTCCGGGCGCTCGTCGCGATCCTCACCGACCCGAACCGGGTGACGACCACCGGGTCGGAGGTGAAGTGGCTCGGGTCGCTGATCTACCTGTGCGGCCGGCCCGGGTGCACGTCCACGGTGCGCTGCACGAAGGCGGGCGGGGCGATGGTGCCCAGCTACCGGTGCCAGCTCGGGCACGGCGGCGGGCGGAAGGCGGAGATCCTCGACGCCTACGTTCAGGACCTGGTCGTCGAGCGGCTGTCGAGGCCGGACGCGGTCGACCTGCTGGAGCCGGTCCCGGACGGCCTCAACGCGGGCGCGCTCCAGATGGAGAGCGAGGCGATCCGCCGGCGGCTGACCGAGATGGCGGCGCTGTTTGGGGCCGGTCAGATGAGCATGGCCCAATTCACCGAGGGCTCCGACGTCGCGCGCGCCCAGCTGGGCGAGGTGACGGCGCAGCTGGCCCGGGCGGCGGTGCGGGATCCGCTCGTCGGCCTGGTCGGTGTGGAGGACGTGGGCGGCGCGTGGGCGGCGTGCGATCTGGAGCGGAAGCGCACGGTGCTGCGGGCTCTGCTGGAGGTGACGCTGCGCCCGCCGCGCCCGGGCCGCATGCCGGACGGCGGCTATTTCGACTACGACGCGATCGAGGTTCGCTGGAAGCGCTAGGTCACGGCTCCTGCTCGGGGTCCAGCAGCCCCGAAGCCACCAACGCGTCGTGCATCTCGACGATCTCCGCGACCAGGGACGGAGTTATCGCCCCTTCGCGTACAACCATTACCGGGCCGTGGAGTGTCTGAATCACTACTACGCCCTTCCCTGTGGGAAGCTCGGCGCTTGTGGCATACGTCACAGCAGATGCGTTCTTCGGATTCTCGATCACGACGCCCCCGTTCGCTCATACGTTCGATTCAGGGAGCGTACTATTCCACTTCGTGTGCGCTCCGTCACATGCCGACATCATGTCACTGGTGACGCCTGGGGCCTACACCCTTTCGAGTGGTTTCACGCTAGGTAACGCCTAGGTCAAAGCCCCTGATCAGACGGCCCGTCAGGTCCGATCCTGCCCCGGTGGGGCAAACGCGTCGATGAGTCGCAGCAACTGCTCTCGCTGATCCTGCGTCAACTCGCCCGTGCGCCTCACCAGCGCGCTGGCCTCCCCGGTCTCCGCCCACACGCGCTCGATGCCGAAAAACTGCGCCGCAGCGGCATCCTGGAGCTTCCCGAGAGGCAGCTCCGATGCGGTAGCGAGGGCCCGCAGCTGCGCGCGGCGTGGCGGGATGACCGATTCCCCGTTCTCCAGGCGGTGGACCCATCCGCTCTTGACCTGCGCGCCCGTCACCGGGTCCACGCTGCGCTTTTCGAACTGGGCGAGGGACAGCCCGAGGGCGGCACGACGTTCCCGGATCAGGTCGGCGAACTCTGTCGTCTCGGTGTCGGTCATGACGGTCATCCTGTCACTCCAGTGCGGTGGCCTGTTCGGGGTGATCACTCGCGTGCGGCCCTATCTCACCATGTCCCGAAGGGCAGACGTCGCGCGACCTGAACGGATTGTTCAGGCAACAGCACGGATGCGCTAGGGCGCGTTTCGGGCGCAGCGGAGGCGCGGCGCGCCACATCTTCAACTATCTGGACAATCCGTTCAGCCCATGGAATGCTCAAGGCGTTCAGAAAAATGAACGACTCGTTCCGTGAGGTGAACATGCCCCAAGCGCCTATGTGCCGGGTCTACGACCGGCAACTCCTCGCAAAACTCATGAAGCGCACGGGCACCGGCGGGCGCCTGACTGCCCGCGACCTGGCGTCCCTGACCTCACTGCCGCTCGGCACGGTCGGGGCGCTCCTGTCCGGAGAGCAGCGGTACCTCCCCCGCGACAAGTCCGAGCGCATCGCGCAGGTCATCGGCGTCGACCTGCTCGTTCTCTTCGTCCCGTGCGAGCGGGCCGGCCGGACATTCATCGACGCTTCCGCTCCCGCGACCGAGGCGGTGTCCGCATGAGCGCCACGACCCCGAAGACGCAGGGAAACAGCGATGCCGCCAGGGGTCCAGCCCTGACGGCATCGAGCGAGCACAACGAAACCACCGCGAAGCAGCACGAGCACTCGATGACCACTGTACGAGGTGGCACTGACAGCCGACAGGAGAGCGCGCCCGTCCCCGGCCGGCCGAGTTGGGCCGACCACGGCGACGCAGCCTACTGGGCGCGAATCCACCGCATCGTCGACCAGGCCCCGCCGCTCAGCGACCACCAGCGGGCGACCATCCGCGCGGCCCTCAGCCAGCCGAAGGCGGGGGCTGCCTGATGACCTCGACCTCAGTGGCCGGGGACACCTCACCCGGCCGCCGGGCCCCGGGCCCTCGCCGCACCATCGTCGCCAACCTCGTCATCACGTTCGGCGAGGACGGGCGCCCGCCGCAGGCGCACTACGAGTGCCACCGCTGCCCTTACCGGACCGCCACGGTCACCGGCCGTCATGCGGTCGCCGAGTTCACCGCTACGGCCGCCGAGGGCGCAGCCGCCCACCGCGCTGCTTGCCCCGCACTTCAGGAGAGCCAGTGACCGACGCGCAGACACCCGACCTGCGGGCGGCCGCCCGCGAGTACCACGACGCCGGGCTGTGCGTACTCCCCATCAAGGCCGACGGCAGCAAGAAGCCCGTCGTGGCCTGGATGGACTACAAGGTCACCCGTACCACCCCGGAACAGCACGACACATGGTTCTCCGGCGACAAGCCGCGAGGCATCGCCGTCGTCTACGGCGAGGTCTCCGGCCACGTCGAGCTGATCGAGTTCGAGGGCATCGCCATTCGCGAGGGTGTCCTTGAGGACGTCACCGAGATGATGGTCTACAACGGGCTCGGCGAGCCCTGGGCCGCCATCCTCGGTGGATGGGTGACCGAGTCGCCGTCCGGCGGCCGGCACTACCGCGCCCGCGTCGAGGGTGGGGACGTCCCCGGCAACCTCAAGTTGGCTTCCCGCCTCGCCCGAGAGGACGAGTACACCGACGCCGACCGGCAGCGCCTGCGGGAGAAGCCGAACTCCCGCATCGTCCGCGTGCTGATCGAGACGCGCGGCGAGGGTGGATACGGGCTCGTCGAACCGTCGGGCGGCAGCGTCCACGCCACCGGGCGCCCGTATGTCCGCGTCACTGGCGGCCCGGCCAAGATGCCAGTCCTGGACGCCGACACCATGTCGGCCATCCGCGAGGTCTGCCACATGGCCGACAAGCTCCCTTTGCCCGAGGTCGCGAAGACCGCACCCCGGCCTGCCCCTCCCCGCCCTGACGGGACCCTGCGGCCCGGGGACGACTTCGAGGCGCGGGCCACTTGGGAGGAGATCCTCCGGGGCACCTTCCGCCCCATCAACACTCGGGGCGAAGAGACCTTCTGGGGGTGGGCCGACGGGGTCGGAGGGGTGAAGGCCACCACCGGGCGCGGCGGCGCGGACAGGCTCTACGTTTTCGCCACCGGGTCCGAGTTCCAGGCCGAGGTGCCCTACAGCAAGTTCGGCGCCTACGCGCTGCTCGAACACAACGGTGACCACAAGGCGGCCGCCCGTGCCCTGGCCCGCGAGGGCTTCGGCAGCCGGCCCCTCGCCTCCGTCGGCGCGACGTCCCGCACGGCGCCTGCCGCCTCGGTTCCACCCCCCGAAGAGTCCACCGAGGAAGAGCAGGAGGACGAGCAGCAGGAGACCGAGGAGGGCTACGGCTACGACACGACGTTCGGCCTGCCCAGCTCGGTCCGGACGCCGTACGACTACCGCGTCACCGGGCGGGGCGTGGAGGTGCTCAGCCCGAGCGGTGAGAGCTGGAACCGGGTGACCTTCGCACCGCTCGTCGTCACCGCCACGTTCGAGGACCCCGAAGGAGACCAGTACGTCGAGCTGTCGTGGGTCGACAAGAGCCTCGGCAAGCCGCGCCGCATCTCCCGGATCGTCAGCCGCGAGACCGCCAAGCGCGGCCGGAAACTCATCGAGACGCTCGGCGCGGCTGGCCTCCCCGCCGTCGAGGGCGACGCCCGAGCCGTTGAGAAGTGGCTGGCCGAGTTCGAGGCGGAGAACGTGCACCGCATCCCCTCCGAGCAGCTGGCCCGATGGCTGGGGTGGCAGGACGACGGCACGTTCGTGTCCTCCCCGGAGGAGGGCATCAAGGTTGACACGCCCTTCGAGGAGCAGCGCGGGCCCGCCCGCGCGCACGCCCCGAAGGGCACGTTGGAGGGCTGGAAGGAGACTGTCGGCGCGCTGGCCGGGTTCCCGGTGCCGCGCGTCGCTATCGCGGCAGCCCTGGCCGCTCCCCTCCTGCGCCCGCTCGGGCTCAACAGCTTCACCCTGGACATCTCCAGCAGGTCGACCAAGGGCAAGACGACTGCGCTCCAGGTCGCGCTGAGCGTATGGGCGGACCCGTCCGAGCACGCCTCGGCGATGAGTAACTGGCGAACCACCCTCTACGCCATCGAGAAGCGGCTCAACCTGGTGCGCGGCATGCTCACCGTCTTCGACGAGACGATGGCCGTCACCGACGACAGCCTCATCGACGAGGTGCTCTACCAGCTCCCGATGAACCACGGGAAAGCCCGGTCCGGTGGGGCCTTCGGCAACATGCTGCCGTGGGAGACCATCCTCCTGTCTTCCGGCGAGCGCCCCGCCCTCTCCTTCACCACCAGCCAGGGCGCGGCCGCCCGCATCCTCGGCACGACGATCGCCCCGTTCGGCGACAACGGCGGGCCAGCCGCCGCAGCGGCCCGCGAGGGCGTCCTCGCCCATCACGGGCTCGCCGGGCCGGAGTTCGTCCGGTACATCCTGAGCGGCCTGGCACAGGCCAAGGGCCCGGACACCCTGAAGGAGCGGCACCGCGAGCTGACGAAGGAGTTCCGCGGCACCGGCGACATGACGAACCGGCGAGCACCGATGGTCGCCGCCCTTGTCCTCGCGGAGAGCCTGGCATGCCGCACTGGGCTCCTCCCGTACGAGCCGCTCGCGCATGACGTCTGGCGCGGGCTCTTCACCGCGCACAGCCCCACCGACAACCGCCCCGAGATGGCCATGGACGTCCTGCGGGAGTACGTGGCAGGCCACGCGCACGAGCTCTACAGCACCGCCCGCGCGGCCATGGGCGACCACCGCCCGCCGTTCTCGGGCTGGCTCGGCGCCCTGTCACAGAAGGACGGCGGCCTGGAAGTCGCGCTGCTGCCGGAGCGGGCCCGCAAGGTGCTTGCCGAGTCGGGGTACGTCCTCGACGCCGTGGTGGGCAGCTGGATCGAAGCGGGCTACCTGAAAACCCTCCCGAGCCAGCGTCCGCCGCATCTCGTGCCCCGCCGGTTCGACGGCGCGCGCGCGAAGTGCTTGGCATTCAGCGCCGCCGGCATCGGATTCGGTGACGAGGACGACCCGTCATGACCGCCGCCAGCAGGGTGGTACGCACTGAGTGCGTACCACCCGCCGCCCCTCATATCCGCAGGTCACAGCTGTTTCCCTGCGCCCTTGCCGGCCGGTACGCGACTTCCCCGGAATGGCACCCCTCGGACGTGGGCGCGCGTGTGCGTGCGTGCGCGTGTGCGCCTGCGGGCGTGCGCACACATAGACCCCTGTCTGTTTCTGCGTACCTGCGTACCACCCTCACTAGAGAGATAGATAAGTCCAGCTCAGAAGGGCTTTCACCCAGGTACGCAGCCGGTACGCAGCCGGTACGCAGCGCGTACCGCACAGCCTCCCGGGCCGGGGGCGCCCCATGACCGCCTGGCAGATCATCGCTTCGGCCACCGGCCTCTACGCCCTTTGCGCCCTTGCCCTCGTGGCTGCCATCGACCGCCACCCCCTCGCTCCCTTCCTGGCGCTGCTGCGCCGTATCGGAGGCCACCGATGACCACCGCCCTGGACCGGGCCCGCGCCCTCCTCAACACCCCGCCACCCGCCACCATCCCCGGGCAACTCGCCGCACCCGCACCCGGGCTCCGCATTGGCTCCGTGTGTTCCGGCTACCGCGGCCTCGACATGGCCGTGGAAGCCGTGTTCGGCGGCACCACCGCCTGGGTCTCCGACATCGACCCCGGAGCCAACGCGATCCTCGCCCACCACTGGCCCGACGTCCGCAACCACGGGGACCTCAAGACCACCAACTGGGCCGCCGCCGAACCCGTCGACATCTACTGCGGGGGCTACCCCTGCCAGCCCTTCAGCAACGCCGGCCAACGGAAAGGAACCAACGATGAGCGCCACATCTGGCCGTGGATTGCCGATTCCCTTCGGGTTCTACGACCCCGAATCGCGATCTTTGAAAACGTCGGCGGTCACCTTCGACTCGGATTCGACACCGTCCTCGCCGACCTTGCCGCCCTCGGGTTCGATGTTGAGTGGTGCACTGTTCGCGCGTCGGAGGTCGGCGCTCCCCACCAGCGCAACCGCCTCTTCATCCTCGCCCGGAATGCCGACGCCGAGGGCCCGGGACTGGAAGGGGCCTGGGTACCCCGACGACCTGCCGAGCACGGTGTCCCTGCTGCCGACGCCGCGAACCTCGGACACGAACGGGCCGGGACTGCACGGGGACGGGGGCATGGATCTGCGGACGACGGTGTCCCTGCTGCCCACTCCCGACACGGGGACGAGCCCGAACGGGCACGGCAGGCGGGGCGGGAAGAAGGGGAACGGGCACCAGTCGGGGGCGTCTCTGGACGTGATCGCGCAGTCTCTGGGCGAGAGCGCGCACGAGCCAGCGCCGAACCCGCCTGCCTCACCTGTGGGTGCGGAGAGTCCTTCCACGACGGCGGCGGATTCTGCGCTGGCTGCCAGGGCTGCACGGACCCCGAGCTCGGCCGACCGGATGGCCTTGCTGCCTACCCCGTTGGCGGCGGACGGGGGACTGGGCCGAGGATCGTCAGCCGGGTTCGGCCTGAGGAACGAGTCGAGGGCGATCAACCGCGCCGCGACTGGGGCAAGTACACCCCCGCCATCGCCCGCTGGGAGCACACCACCGGACGACGAGCCCCATGGGCAACTGACGATCGAAATCGACTGAGCCCCCTGTTCGTCGAGTGGCTCATGGGCCTGCCCGCCGGCCACGTCACCCAGGTCCCCGGGCTCACCCGCAACCAGATGCTGCACGCCCTCGGCAACGGGGTCGTGCCCCAGCAGGCCGTCGCCGCCTTGCGGCTCCTTGCCGCGCGGGCCGGGCTGCCGACCGCCGTATGACCACGCAGTGCGCCCGCCCCGGCGGATATCCGGGGCGGGCGCCCACCACACCGTACCGACCACTGAGAGGCACCCGATGACCGACACCACCCCCGCCCCCGCTGACCGCCCCGCCGACCAGCTGCGCGACCAGGTTGCCGCGCTCTTCCGCCATCCGCCGGGCGCTGAACGCCTGGGCGACGCGACACCCGGCGAGATCGCCGACGCGGTCCTGGCCGTGCTGCCCGCGCCTGCCCTGGCGGTGGCCCGGCAGCTCCTCGGCACCACCACGACCGACGACGGCGACGAGTCCTGCGGCAAGTTCGTGCCGGACGCGCCCCGTGCCCCCGGTCTGTGCGCCTCGTGCGGCGACGCGAAGGGGTGGCACAGCCTCCTGGCCACCGCCGAGCCCGCCGCCCCGCCCGCGCCTGCCGAACGGGCCGCCGAGGCAAAGGCGGCAACGACCATCACGCGCCTGCGGGCCGTAATCGCCGAGTTGAACCGTCGACTCGACTGCCTCCGAGGGGACCTGCGGGACATGGAGACCTGCGTGAGGGAGCAGGACGCCGAGTTCGAGCGGATCCGCCGGGCGGCCGACGACGCTGCCGCCGGGGTGCAGCCGCCCACCACCAGCGAGGCGGACACCCTCGCCCCGTGGCTGTACCGCCGGTTCATGGTCGCGGGCGTCGGCTGGGACCAGCTCGACGAGGACGACCGCTCGTACTGGGAGCACCACGCCCGCGCCGTCCGTCGAGCCGTCGCACGCGGCGGGTTCAGGACGCCCGCCACCTGCACGTGCGACTTCATCGACGAGCCGTGGATCCGGATGCAGCACGCCGCCACGTGCCCCGCTGCCCCTGTCGCGCCCGAGGAGCCCACCCCGTGCTGAGCGCGATCCTGCACCGCCTCCGACACCACCACCGATCCGACCGGGCCCGCCGCCGGAAGCCCGTCTGCAACTGCGGCCGGGCCCACCCCGGGCCGCGCCGCTACTGCCGCACCCGCTGACCCCCGCCCCTGCTGCCGGGTGATCCCGGCCCACCCAAGGAGACACCACATGACCACGCCCGCCCGCATCCAGCGCCGCCGCACCAAGGGATGGCGCAAGCCCGACAACACCGTGATCGTCACCCGACCCAGCCGGTTCGGAAACCCGTTCACCCTCGCCGGAGCCACCGAATGGCTCGGAGCCGAGACCCCCGAACAGGCCCGCGAGGCATGCCACATGGCGTTCCGGTCCTGGGTGCGCGGCTCCGACCAGTGGTGGATGGGCCCCGAGGCCGCCGCCGCCCGCAAGCGCCTCCTCGACGGGCTGCACGAGCTGCGCGGCAAGAACCTCGCCTGCTACTGCCCGCTCCCCGCCGAGGGCCAGCCGGACCACTGCCACGCCGCAGTCCTCATCGACCTCGCCAACCGCCTCGACGCCTGACCGTCTGCTGTGTGGCCGCCCCACCCCAGGGCGGCCACCAACCCCGAAAGGACCAGCCGTGCTCCTCGACCTCACCGCCCACGCCCCCGCCCTCGGGCTGGCCGCCTTCTGCTTCGTCCTCGCCGCGCTCCTCGACTCGTGGGAGCGCAGCGCCGCCCGCCGCCGAGCCCAACAGGCCGAGCGACGCGCCCGCCCCAGCACCGCGCAGCAAGACGCCGCTGCCATCGCGGAACAGGCCGTCCGCGAGAACTGGCAAGGCCCCCGGTGAACGGGCCTCCGCCCTGCCTCTGGTCCGACACATGCCTCTGGGACGACGGACTGGATGCCTGCCCGTGCGACGAGACCCAACCCGAAGACGAACCCGAGCCCCGCCCCATCGTCGACGTACCCACCGGGAGCTACCTATGAGCGGTCCCGCCCGCATGGCCCTCACCCCCCGGCAGGCCCAAGTCCTCATCGCGGCCGCCGACGGGGCCCCGCTCTCCCAGGTCGCCGTGCGTCTCGGCGTCCGGCGGGAAACCGTCGCCGCGCGCCTCTCCGACGCCTACCGCCGGCTCGACGTCGCCCACCTGCCGCGTGACGAGAAGCGGCAGGCCGCCGTTCGCACCGCCCGCAGCCGCGGCCTTATCCCCGCCTGACCCAGCAAGGAGCCACCATGACCACCTGCCAACTGTGCGAGCAGCCCGACGAGACCGGCAGCATGCTCTGTGTCGGCTGCACCAAGGCCACCGAGGTGCGGGTCCAGTCGCTGCCCGCCCTCAACCGGGGCCTGGCCCCGTTCCTCCGGCCCGCCGGCGGCGTCGGCACCGGACGGTCCGGGAAGGGCGGGCCTGCCCCGCTGCCGGTCAACGAGGACATCCTCGACCTCCGGGGACCGGGCGGCATCGTCGGCGTGGCAGAACGCTGGCTGGACGACATCCGCCGGGACCGTGGCCACACCGTGGCCACACCGTCCGGCGGGGTCGACGCCCGCCTCCAGGCCGCCGTCGACGGGCTGCTCGCGAACATGCCGTGGATCGCCGTGTCATGGCCGAACGCCGGCTACTTCGCGAAGGACATCCGCGACCTCACCAAGTCCCTCACCTCGATCATCGCCCCGACCCCGGCGGTATCGCGTGGTCAGCGCGTGGGCAACTGCCCGGCGGTCGACCCCAGCGGAACGATCTGTGGATCTGTGCTGCGTCTGGCGCCGGGCGAGAAGGCGATCGTGTGCCCGTGGTGTACGTGCTCGTACCCGCCGTATGTCTGGGCCCAGCTGAAGACATGGGTCGATGAGGACGCTACGCGGGCGGCCGAGCGGGGAGTTCAGCCCCAGGTCGTCGCAGGTACCACGCAATGAACGCTCGGATCGTGTGCGCCCGGTTGCGGGCGCCCACCCTCCTGGCGAGTTCGTTCCAGTCGTCGTCTGGCACCCGGATGACCCGGTTCGTGGTGTGTGAGTCCTTCGCGCGGCTGACCATCTGCCCAGGTTAGGGCCGCGCATATGCATACGTCGAGACAAACACTTGCCGTGCATATGCACACCTGCTAGCTTGTGCATATGCACACCGAATCCGGGGTGTCAGCACCCCCGAAACCGATCATCGAGCGCCGCGTCATCGGCGGCGTCACCCTCTACCCCGAGCAGATCGCCAAGCTCGGCGCCTACGCCAAGGCTCACAACCTCAGCCGCGCCGCCGCGATCCGGAAGCTCATCGACCTCCACGCCTGAACGAGAACGGCCCCCAGCCGGTGTGCGACCACCGGCCAGAGGCCTGACCGAAGCCCGGAAAACCGGGCGCTCACCTTGACCAAACCAAGGAGACGGCTATGGCCGATCATGTCCTCGGGCGACCTACGCCCGCAACCTCTCCCTGCTCCGACTGCGGCGACGATGTCCCGCTCATGGCCCGAGGCCGTTGCGGTCGCTGCTACCGCAACTGGCGCAAGCGGGAGCTCAGGAACGGCACGTTCGTAAAGATCGGAAACGTTCCGCGCCCCCTCCTCGACCGTCTCCTGGAGAAGACGACCCCGGGACCGGGCGGATGCGTGATCTGGACCGCCACCCTGAACAACCGTGGATACGGCACGATCGGCGAGGGCGGCAAGGGCGGAAAGACGGTCTACGCCCACCGCGCCTCGTACACCCTGCTCGTCGGCCCGATCCCCGCCGGACTGGTGGTTGACCACACCTGCCACAACCGGGACGAGGCATGCTCGGGCGGGCCGGACTGCCTCCACAGGCGGTGCATCAACCCGCAACACCTTGAGGCCATCACGTCGGAGGAGAACGTAAGTCGGTCCTCCGCTTCGGCGATGAACCGCACGCACTGCATCAACGGCCACCCGTTCGACGAGACGAACACCTACCTGCGTCCCGACAGCGGGTCGAGGCAGTGCCGACAGTGCAGCCGTGATCGCGGGCGAACCGCGTCTCTGAACCAGGCCGACGAGGCTCTCCGTCGCGCCCGCGCCGCCCGCCAGGCGGTCAAGCGATGACCACGCCCCTCGTCCTCAGCGACGACACCGTCCTCCTCCTCGGCCAGTTCGCCGACACCCTCGACAAGCAGCGGCCCGACGCCGAGATGCGCGAAGAGATCCGCCTCGCCCGCGCCCTCGTCTTCGCCGAGCAGCTGCACGGCCCCACCGAAGCCGCGTTCGCCGCCGAACAGAACCTCCTCGCCGCCGCCCCCCGCGTCCGCCCCGGCCAGACCAGGGCCGAGTACGCCGCGCTCCTCCGCCTCATCGCCCGCGGGGTGAGCGCCGGATGAAGACCATCACCATCCCCACCGCCGACCACGGCGACGTCCAGGTCACCGAACCCGACTGGTGCACCGCCGACCACACCGGCGAGGCCTACCGCGAGGACATCGAACACACCGGCGCCGAAACCCACCTCGTCGTCTTCACCCCCTGCCACGGCCCCGTCCGCACCCTGCCCATCGGGTTCCTGTGGCGGCCCTTCAGCCCCACCAACAACCAGATCATGGCCACCCTCCTCATGGCAGACGACTGGCACGAGTTCGACCCCGCCGCCCTGGCCCGCGCCGCCGACGCGCTCGTCGAGCACGCCACGACCCTCCGCGTCTACGCCCGCCAGCTCGCCGTGCTCCAGGCCAAGGCCGGTGAAGGCCGATGACCCGCCCCAGCCCCGTGCAGGCTCTCGCCGCCGGTGCCGCGGTCGTTACCGTCCTCCTCACCGGCGCCGCGTTCTGGCTCTCCTACGAGCACCTCCACGACGTCGCCAGCAGCAACGGCCTCGACGGCGAACGCGCCTGGGTATGGCCCGCCACCGTCGACCTGTTCATCATCGCCGGGGAACTCCTCATGCTCCGGGCCGCGCTCCGCAACCGGGTCGACGGCTGGGCCATCGCCCTCGCCGCCACCGGGTCGCTCGGCTCCATCGCCCTGAACGTGGCCGGCGTCGGGGACGGCGCCCAGGCTATGGAGTACGTCGTCGCGGCCGTCCCGCCCACCGCCGCTCTCGTCGCGTTCGGCGCGCTCATGCGGCAGGTGCATGAGGCGCTCGCCGCCGCGCGGCCGACGGATGAGACGGTCACCCTGACAGTCTCATCGCCCGCTGTACCGGTCACCCGGCCGGTACCCGAGGTGGTGCCCGCATGGGTGCGGCCGCTCCCGATCGTCGCCGCCAAGGTGACCACCCCCGAGGCGCCGCCCGTACCAGCCGAGCCGCCGACAGTCACCCTCGAACGCCTCGCCCCGGGTCCGGAGCAGGTGGTCACCCGCCCGGTCACCGTCGAGGGCTTCCGCCCGATCGCCTGGCCCACCCTCGGGAGCCCCGGTGCCACCGTCGCCGTCCGGAAGATGACCACCGCAGTGCCCGCAGACGAGGCCCGGCAGGTGGTCACCGTCCCGGTCACCCTCACCCCGTCCGAACTGCGGAAACAAGCCCGCGCACTCAACCGGGAGCTGGTCAGGGACACCGGCCGCTCGGTGACCATCGAACGCCTACGCGACGAGTACGGACTGTCGCGCCGCGACGCCACCGAACTCCGCCGCAACATCGTCGACGGGCCCCGGTCATGATCACGTACCACGGGCTCGGCTACTACGGCCTCCTCGCCGCCCTCGCAGCCCTCGCCCTCCTGCGGCTGCTGCCCACCGGGTCCCGCGCACACCGCCTCCTCACCCGAGCGCTCCTCGCCGCCCTCATCGTCACCGCCGCCATCGTCGGCCTCTCGTACTGAAGGATCACACCGTGAAGACGACGCTCCTCGCCGCCATCGACACCGCCGCCCAGCACACCACCACCGCAGCAGCCCCCACCGCCGCAACCGGCGGCTCCGTCCCCATCAGCGTCCTCCTGATCATCGGACTGTCCGGCGTCGCCTGGTGGATGTTCAAGCACGGCGACAAGAACAAGAAGCTCCACGTCCCGCCCGCCATCGTCTGCATCGGCCTCGGCCTGTCCATGTCCGGCACCCAGATCGGCGCCATGGTCAGCCAGCTCTTCGCCTCCATCGCCCAGATGGTCGCCACCTTCGCCAGCAACGCCTGACCCATGGACACCGCCGAGTCCGAGGCCGACACCCTCGAACTGCCGCCCGTCCCCGAGTTCGGGAGCGGGCGGCCCCGGTGGGCAGCCCAGCGCATCCACCCCCGGCGCCTCGCCCACGGCCACCTCGCCCAGTGGGCCCGCATCAAGGCCTGGGCCATCGCCGCCGACCACCCCACCCGGGCCAAGACCGTCACCGCCCGTGCCGCCGGCCTCGGCTTCGCCGCCCTCACGGTGTGGCGGTCCGCCACCGAAGACCCCCGACTCCTCGGCGTCGCCGCCGGGGCCTACGCGGTCACCGCCTGGCGGGCCGGCCGCCCCATCCCGCCCACCGAGGAAGACCTGAAACGGCGCGTCGTCGAAGGCGTCGCCCACCTCATCGGCGACCAGCCCGCCATCTTCCTCGCCGACGTCTACACCGCCTTCCAGAACCGGCCCGCCGCCCAACACCTCGACGACGCCCGGCTCCGCGCCGTCCTCGTCCACTGCGGGATCACCATCCACCGCAGCGTCCGCGTCAGCCCCACCCAGACCGGGCGCAGCGGCATCAAGCGCACCGACATCGACACCCTCCTCTCCCCCAACCCCACTTCCGCCCCTCTCTCGGACGTAGACGCAGGTCAACACGACAGAGAAGGGGCTGTAGACCCGGCAGAAAAGGCCGTAGAGCAGCCCGTAGACCGCGACTGACGCCTGCCCGAACCGCCCGCGTGAGAGGGGCGGCGAGGGGAGCCGGACAGCCCGGCCCCACACCCACGGAGGCACCCATGGCACTCACCCGCTACAAGTTCACCGCCACCGGCACCAACACCGACGGACAGACCGTCGAAGGCGCCGGCCAAGTCGAAGCGGAAACCGTCCGCGAAGCCGAAGCGATGGTCATCGGCTTTATGAACGGCAAGGACTGCCAGCCCACCGACATCGACCTGATCCTCACACCGGGCTGCACCCAGTAACACCCCGCAGGGCGGCCGGCTCACTGCCAGGCGAACGGCCGCCCCGCGGTCCCCATCCCCAACCACGAGACAGGACCACGATCATGGCACTCCAGACCTCCATCAGCATCGGCGAGCTGAAGAAGAAGAACGAGGCGAGCAAGACCGCCCGCGACGCCGAGAAGGCCGCCAAGGAGAAGTAGGCAACCGGTGTAGCTACACCCGGGCCCCGGCCGTCACCACCACGACCGGGGCCCGACCATGTTGCGCATCTCCGCAACATGGTCTGCGCGCCACAATGGGAAGCGTGAGCAGACTCGTTGACACCACCGCCGCCCAGCTCGGCATGAACGTGAAGCCCGCCACCATGCGCAAGTGGCTCCAACGCGGCAAGCTGACCCGGCACGGCCACGACTACTACGGACGAGCCATCGTCGACCTCGACGAAATCGAGCAGATCCTCGCCACCAAACAGGCTGCTTGAAAGGTCAAACACGAAGTGTCACACTGAGTCCGCACACGCATGCCCACAAGCCCCCGCGACGGCCCCACGGCCCCGGGGGCTTCGCCGTACCCGGGAGGCGTGATGGCAGGACGCCAGGACCTCACCGCCTACGGCTACCGCAAGGGCCGCGCTCAGTTCCTCGCCGCCAACGACATCTGCCACCTCTGCGGCCACCCCCAAGCCGACGTCGTCGACCACGTCCGCCCCGTCGCAGCAGGAGCCGACCCGAGAGACCAGGACAACTGGGCACCTGCCCACGGCATCAACCGCTGCCCCACATGCGGACGCAACTGCAACGGCGAGAAGGGCGCGAACACCAAGACGCCCCGGCTCAACACCTCACGCGACTGGTACGCCTGACCTTAGAAACATGCAGGTCAGAAGCCTGAAATCAGATCGATCAGATCGGATCCGGCTGATATTTCCCAAGATTTTTTAGGGAGATCGTCATCCCAGCCCCGCGCCCACCTTTTATTTTTCTCTCCCCGGGCCGATCACGCCTGGATGATCATGAGAGGGGGTCGGCATGGGCCCTCTCGAAGAGACCGTTCGCAGCGACCTTGAGCAGCTCGGCGACCTGGCCGGCATGGAGCCGTCGTTGGCGCAGATGGCGTACACCCTGGCGCGTGAGATCGACGGCGGTGGCAGTGAGGACGGCAAGACGCTGCCCACGTTGAACCGCGAGTTGCGGCAGACGCTCGCCCAGCTCATGGAGGGGCGGGCGACGGATGACGACGACGACCTCGGAGACCTGGCAAGCCCCGACTGAGTTCGCCGAGGACCTGCTGGAGCGGTACGGGCTGACGTGCCCGCCGCGGTGGGGAACGCCGCGGCACCCGGACCGGCCGTCGCTGGGCCCGAAGCTGTGGAAGGTCATGACCAAGCTCGGGGCGCCGCCGATGCCGTGGCAGAAGTACGTGACCGACGTGGCGCTCGAACTGGACCCGGACACCGGGCTGTTCGTCCACCGCGAGGCGGGGCTGTCGGTGTCGCGGCAGCAGGGCAAGACGGAGCTGATCCTGGGGCTCCAGGTGCACCGGGCGATGGCCTGGCAGCGGCAGAACATCATCTACGCGGCGCAGGACCGGAACATGGCCCGGCAGCGCTGGGAAGATGAGTTCTGGGAGAAGATCCAGGACTCCGAGCTGGCGAAGCGGGCCCGGATCCGCAAGTCGAACGGCAACGAGAAGATCCTCTGGCCAGCGACCCGCTCGCGCATGGGCATCACTGCGAACACCGAGTCGGCCGGCCACGGCCCGCCGCTGGATCTCGGCGTGATCGACGAGGCGTTCAAGCACGAGGACGACCGGCTGGAACAGGCGTTCTCTCCGGCGATGACGACACGGGACATGGCTCAGCTGTGGTGGGCGTCCGCTGGCGGCACGACGAAGTCCGCGTGGCTGAACAAGAAGCGGGCCATCGGACGCGCGCTCATCGAGGCCGCCTGGGAGACGGGCGAGTGGCCGGGGGTCTGCTACTTCGAGTGGTTCGCCCCCGAGGACATGCCACGCGACGACCCGGCGACGTGGCGGGCGACGCTGCCTGCGCTGGGGCACACCATCAACGAGAAGATCATCGCTGCTGAGCTGGTGAAGCTCGACCCGGCCGAGTTCGACCGGGCCTACCTGAACCGCACCCGGAAACCCACGCCGCCATCGGACCCGAACGTGCCGAAGGCCAGTTGGCCCGAGCTGGCCGGCAGCGTGCTGCCCGCCGGGGCCGACGTGGTGTTCGCCGTGGACGTCTCGGCGGACCGGGCGCACGCCTCGATCGGGGTGGCGGCCAAGCTCCCGGACGGCAGCGTGCACGTGGAGCTGGCCGACCGCCGCCCGGGGACCGCGTGGGTGGTCCCGGCGCTGGTCCGGCTCAAGGCCCGGCGCGATCCGCTCCTGATCGCCATCGCGAGCAGCGGCGCCCCCGCCGGGTCGTTGATCGACAACCTGGTGAAGGCCGGGATCACCGTCCCGGAGGACAAGGAGAAGCCGCTCCGCGGGCATCTGGCGGTGCTGCGGACGAACGACATCGTCGAGGCGTGCGGGCAGATGGCCGACGCGATGACGCAGGGCACGGTCCGCTATCTGGAGCAGCCGCCGCTGACGGCCGCGGTGAACGGGGCCAGGACGAGGAGGGTGGGCGACGCGTGGACGCTGGACCGCACGAAGTCCCTGACCGATGTGTCGCCGTTCTTCGCCGTGACGATCGCCCGCTGGGCGCTGCTGGCCAAGGGTCCGGCGGTGCTGGACGACTACGACGTTGCCGATTCGTTCGGGTGAGGGGGTAGCCATGGGCGCATGGACACGGCTGCGGCGTGCCTTCACCCGCCGCGGGCTGAGCAGTGCCGAGGAACTCCTCGATGCCCGCCGCGGCAAGCGCACGGGGAAGGTGCACGTCACCGGGGACACCGCGCTGCGGCACTCGGCAGTGTGGGCGTGCCTGCGACTGCGGGCCGACCTGGTGTCGACGATGCCCGTGGATGTCTACCGCAGGGTCAACGGGATCCAGGTCGAGGTGGCCAAGCCGCCCGTGCTGGTGACCCCGGGGGGTGCCCGGGTCGGGATGATCGAGTGGCTGTACTCCAGTCAGGTCGACCTCGACCGGGCGGGCAACACCTTCGGCATCATCACCGAACGGTCCGGGGTCATCGGGTCCGACGGGCGCGGCCTGCCCGCGCGCATCGAGCTGGTGGCGCTGGCCGACGTGACGATCCGGGCCACCGGTTCGGAGATCACGAAGTTCATCATCGGCGGCACCGAGTACGAGCCGTGGGAGATCTGGCACGAGAAGCAGTACACGGTGGCGGGCATGCCGCTGGGTCTGTCGCCGGTGGCGTATGCGGCGTGGACGATCGAGGAGTCCCTCAACGCGCAGCAGTTCGCCCGCGACTGGTTCGCCGGCGGCGCCATCCCGATGGCCGAGCTGAAGAACACCGGCCGGACGATCGACCAGTCCCAGGCCCGGGTGGCGCGCGACAACTTCGAGGCCGCGATCGAGACCGGTGGCCTGTTCGTCCACGGCAACGACTGGGAGTACAAGCCGATCCAGGCGGTGGCGTCGCAGTCCGCGTTCCTGGAGGCCCGCCAGCAGGGGACGGCGGACATTGCCCGGTACTTCGGGTGCCCGGGCGACATGATCGACGCTGCCGTGTCGGGCAGCAGCATCACCTACGCCAGCATCACGCAGCGCAACTTGCAGTTCCTCATCATGCACTTGGGGCCGGCCATCACCCGCCGCGAGGACGCGTTCAGCCGCGGCCTCGTCTCCGGGCCCCGCTTCGTGAAGCTGAACACCGACGCCCTGCTGCGCATGGACCCGGAGGCCCGCGCCCGGACGATCGCCGCACAGATCACCGCACGAACCCTGACGCCCTCCGAAGGGCGCGCCCTGGACGACCGGGCGCCGCTCACCGAGGAGCAGTACGCGGAGTTCGACCGGCTGTTCGGCGCCCGCACCACACCCCCATCGACCGCTGCAACGGGAGCAACGACATGACCACCACCACGCTCGCCGACGCGGCGGCCGCCCGGGCACAGCAGGTACGGCAGCGCGCGGACCGCCCCTCTCAGCGCCGGTGCGCCGAGCAGCCCGGCACCCGCGCCCTGGTCCGCGCCTCCCTGGCCGGGGTCCAGGTGCGGGAGACCGCCGAGCCCGGCGGCCTGGAGTTCCTCGGCCATGCCTCGGTGTACGAGCGAAGCTACGAGATGTGGGACATGTTCGGCCCGTACACCGAGGTCGTCTCGGAGGGTGCGGGCGCCGCGTCCCTGGCCCGCGGCGACCTGGACGTCCCGCTCGTGCTGGGCCACGACCAGCTGCGCCGCCTGGCCCGCACCACGACCGGCAGCCTGATCCTCACCGAGGACGAGACCGGCCTGTCCGTGCACGCCCCGAACCTCGACGCGTCGGACTACGACGTGGCGTACATCGCGCCGAAGCTGCGGTCCGGGCTCATCGACGAGATGTCGTTCGCGTTCCGTATCGAGTCGGGCCAGTGGTCGCCGGACTACTCGGAGTACCGCATCAACCGGTACGACATCCACCGCGGCGACGTCGCGATCGTCGGCTACGGGGCGAACCCCCACACCGCAGGGTCAGCCCTGCGTCAGCCGGCCGCACCGGCAACGAGCAGGGCCCGCGCCCTCCTCGAACTGTCCATCGCCCGCTGACCCATGAACTTCCCGCCACCCGGCGGGATCACAGCCCTGCGCTCTACGCGCACGAGACCGCCCGGCGCACTGCCTCGGGTGGCCGTCTGACCTGGACACGGGGCGTCTGGAATCCACAACGACCAAGGGAGAGCCGAGCCATGACGCTCGCCGACCTGATCGCCCAGGCGCGCACCGCCCTGGACACCGCGATCACCACCCGCACGCAGGAGCAGGACGCGCTCGTCGCGCTGCGCTCCGACCCCGACCTGACCGAGGACGCCGTCACCGCGCGGGTCGCCACCCGCGACGCCGCCGACGCCGAGGTCACCCGCCGCCAGGCCGCACTCGACGAGCTGCTCGCCGAGCAGGCCCGCGACGAGGAGATCGCCGCCCTGTCGGCCCGTACCGCACCGGCCGCCAACCGGGCACCCGCCTACGACCAGGTCCACCGGGTCGGCGCGGAGGAGCGCACCTACCGGCCCGACCAGGACCGGCGCGGCGCCGGGTTCCAGGGCGACGTCCTGGCCGCGTTCCTCGGCGACTACGAGGCACGCGACCGCCTGTCCCGGCACATGACCGAGGAGCGCACGGAGCGGGGCAACCGGCTCCGTGAGACCCGCGCGGTCGGCACCGGGGCGTTCGGCGGCCTCGTCATCCCGCAGTACCTCACCGACATGTACGCCCCGCAGGCCCGCACCAGCCGGCCGTTCGCCGACGCGTGCCGCCCCCACACCCTGCCCGCGCAGGGCATGACGGTGGAGATCTCCCGGATCACGACCGGGACCAGCGTCGACAACCAGGCCTCCGAGAACGGGTCGATCTCCGAGACGGACATGGACGACACCACCCTGTCGATCCCCGTGCGCACGGCGGCCGGTAAGCAGACCGCTTCCCGGCAGTCGATCGAGCGCGGCGCCGGTGTCGAGGACGTCATCCTGGACGACCTCTTCCGGGCCTACGCCAGCCGCGTCGACACCACCATGCTGAACGTGGCAACGGTCGGCCTGACAAACGTGGCCACCACAGTCGCGTACACGGACGCCTCCCCGACCACCGCCGAGCTCTACCCCAAGGTCCTGGAGGGGCTGTCGGGGATGGAAGCGGCGCTGCTCGACCAGGCGTCCGGCGACAACCTCGCGGTGATGCACTCCCGCCGCTGGTACTGGATGCAGAACGCCATGGGCGCCTCGTACCCGCTGATCACCCAGCCCGGTGTGGTCGCCCAGACCCTCGGCGCGAACTACGCCGAGGCGTATGGGCGCGGCGTGCGCGGCATCCTGCCCAACGGCACCCCGGTCATCGTCGACAACAACATCGCGGCGAACCTGGGCGCGGGCACGAACGAGGACGAGATCTACCTCGTCGACCGGCAGGAGTGCCACCTCTGGGAGGACCCGGACGCCCCGGTCTACATCCGTGCCGAGCAGGCCAAGGCCGAGACGCTCGGCGTTCTGCTGGTCGTCTACGGCTACTACGCCTTCACCTTCCAGCGTCAGCCGCACGCCCGGAAGATCGCGGGCACCGGCCTGATCACGCCGACGTTCACCGGCGTCTGATCCCTCACGCTGCGGGGCCCGCTCTGGAGGCGGGCCCCGCAGCGTGCCCAACCCCCTCTGGAGGAAGCGATGTCCGATCCGGAAACCGAAGACCCGATGGTCGCCGCGCTGCTCCGTGAGCGCGCCGGCTATGTCAGCCGCGGCATGGGCGACCGCGTCGCGCAGGTCGACGAGCAACTCGCCCTGCGCGGCCACAAGCCCCCTGCGGAGAGCGCCCCGGCGTCCCGCTCCACGCCGCCGAAGAACCGGCGTCAGCAGCCCGCCGAGACCACCTGACATGGCCGAGGGGTACGGCACCCGGGCCGCCCTCAAGGAGCGGCTGGAGCTGCCGGTCAGCGACACGTCCCGGGACTCCGCGCTCGACAGCGCCCTGGCAGCCGCGTCCCGCTCCATCGACCGGGCTACCGGGCGTCACTTCGGGCTGACCACCGATCCGGTCACCCGCACGTACAACCCCCGCAGGCGGGTGGTAGACCGGCCCGACGGCGAGCTGCTCCTCGTCAACGACATCGGCAGCACCACCGGCCTCGTCGTCGAAAACGGTTCCGGCTCCACGGTCACCGGGTTCGAGACCTCCCCGGACAACGCCCTGGCCGACGAACTCCCCATCACCGGGCTGCTCCTGCTGCGCGGCAGCTGGGGCACCGGCACCGCCCGGATCCGGGTCACCGCCCGCTTCGGGTGGCCGTCCGTCCCCGACGACGTCGCCGAGGCCGCCCTCATCCAGGCCGCCCGCCTCTACCGGCGCAGGAACAGCCCCGAGGGCGTCACCGGCAGCGCCGAGTGGGGCGTGGTGCGGCTGTCCCGCCGCGACCCGGACGTCTGGAACCTGATCGAGCCCTACGTCCTGCCTGGCTTCGGATAGGAGGCCCCATGCGTATTCGGATGCTGGTCAAGATGAACGGCACCAGGGACGGCGAACCCTGGCCCGATCAGGGGGAAGAGGCCGACCTGCCGACCGCGGCCGCCGCCCACCTCGTCAGCGCTGGCGTGGCCGAGCAGGTCGACGACACACCCCCGGTATCGCTCGGCAAACGCAAGCAGGGGGGCCGCCGTGGAACCGTCACCCATCCGTGAAGCGATCGCCGACGCCGCCCGGGCGGTGGTACTGCCCGAGGGCATCCCCAAGCTGACGTGCACCGGGTACGTGCCCGACGCGGTGACAGCCCCGCACTTCTTCTGCGGGGAGTACACCGTCGACTACGACAAGGCCATGGGCCGCGGCCTGGACGTGGTCGAGCTGACGTGCCGGGTCCTGGTCGGCCGGGCGGACGACAGGGCCGGACAGCGGACCCTGGACGCCCTGCTCGCCGGGTCCGGGCCGTCGTCGCTGAAGACCGCCATCGAGGTGGCGCGCGGCGCCCCCGGGGACTACGCGCTCGGCGGCCTGGCCCACGACCTGCACGTGATGCGCATGCAGGGCTACCGCTGGTACGAGCACAACGGCATCGACTACGTGGGTGCCGAACTCATCATCAAGATCATCGGAGAGGGGTAGTCGCCGTGGGCAAGTTCGTGCTGTTCAACGCGCGGTTGTTCGCGCCGGGCGCGGACCTGACCGGCGCCTCCAACAAGATCGAGCTGACCAGCGAGATCGAGGACAAGGACACCACCAACTACTACAGCCAGGGGTGGAAGGAAGTCATCGGCGGGCTCGGCTCCGCGGAGATCTCCGGCGAAGGGCAGTGGGAGGCCGGCGACCCGTCGAAGGTCGACAACGCATCCTGGTCCACACTCGGCGGCGTCGGCCCGTACACCGTGTGCCCGGACACCTCCACCGTCGGAGCCCTGGCGTACCTGACGTCGGGCATGCGCGCCGACTACAAGATCGGTGACGCGGTCGGCGAAGTCGCCCCGTGGACAGGGACCGTCAAGTCGTCTTGGCCGCTGGTGCGGGGACAGATCGGCCACCCGCCCGGCACGGCCCGAACCACCACCGGCAACGGCACCGTGCTGAACCTCGGCGCGATCCCCGCAGGTAAACGCCTGTACGCCGCGCTGCACGTCCTCTCGGCGTCCGGCACCACCCCGTCCCTCACCGTGTCCGTCGAGTCCGACGACGCGGCCGGGATGGCCTCGCCCACGTCCCGCCTGTCGTTCGCCGCGGCCACCGTCCCGGGCGGGCAGGTCCTGCGCACGGACGGCACGGCCATCACCGACACCCACTACCGGCTCGCCTGGACCGTTTCCGGGACGACGCCGTCGTTCATGTTCGCTGTCTCTCTCGGAATCAGGTGACCCCCTCATGGCAAAGATGGTTCTGCTGGCGGCGTTCGTCAGCATCGGCGGAAACGACCTCTCCTCCTACGCACGCAAGGCCGAGGTGACGGTCGAGGTCGAGGACAAGGACGTCACGACCTACGCGTCCCTCGGGTGGAAGGAAGTCCTCGGCGGGCTGAAGTCGGGTGAGCTGTCGCTGGAGCTGCTCCAGGACGTCGCCGCGACGAAGGTCGACAGCATCATGTGGCCGCTGCTCGGCACCGTCGTGCCGTTCGTGGTCCGCCTCGACAACGCGGCCAAGGGCACGTCCAACCCGGAGTGGACCGGGAACGTCCTGATCAACGGGTGGAACCCGATCGAGGGCGGCGTCGGCGACGAGGCCTCGGTGTCGGTCGGCTACCCGACGTCGGGGGCCGTGGTCCGCGCGACGTCCTGATGGCCACCGGCGGCCCGCCGTTCGAACTCACGGTCACGCACGAAGGGCTGACCGCCCTGGTGCGTGCGATCCGCCGCGAGGAGGACGGCAAGCAGCTGCGCAAGGACCTCGCGAAGAACATGCGCGACGCGCTGCGCCCTGGGGCGGCGATGGCGAAGTCCGGGATCATGGCGATGCCCTCGGCGGGCACCGGCATGGGCCCCGGGCTCCGGGCCGGGATCGCCAAGAAGATCCGCCCCGAGGTCAAGCTCGGCGGCCGGTGGACCGGGGCCCGCGTGAAGGCGTTCAAGACGCCCGGGCTGCGCGGCTTCGCCAACGCGCCGAAGAGGACTAATAGGCGCGACGGCGGCTGGCGGACCCTCACCTACGGCCGCGAACCGTGGCGCACCCAGAGCGGTAAACGGCAGTGGTTCGACGAGGCCTTCGAGAACGACGCCGACCGCCACCTGGCGGCGGTCCATGAAGCGATGGAAGACATGGCCCGCCGCCTCGCGGCCCGGGCCCGATAGGAGTGATCCATGTTCCTGGTGCTGAAGCGCGAGGGCGACGAGGAGCCGACCCGCTGGCGCTACGAGCCGAAGAAGCTCATGTCCGTCGAGCGGGAGGACATCGAGCGTCGCACCGGCCGGCACTTCGCCCAGTTCACGGCGGACGTCCTCCAGGGCAACAGCCTGTGCCGCCGTGCGCTGCTGTTCACCTACCTGCGGCGCGACCACCCGAAGACGAAGTTCGAGGACGTCGACTTCGCGTGGGACGAGCTGTCTCTGGAGTACTCCCGGCAGGAACTCCAGACGATGCGCGAGGGCGTGCAGGAGTCCCTCCACGGTGACGAACTGGCCGCGACCCTGCGGCAGATCGACCAGCAGATCGAGGACGCCTACGACGACGTCGAGGCATCGGGAAAAGCGGAGCTGCCGATCGCCGGCTGAAGCAGCTCGGCAACGCCGCCCACCTCCTCGGCATCAAGCCGTGGCAGTGGCCGCTGATGACGGTCGAGGAGACCGACGCGGCGCTCGACTGGCTCGACCAGTACGAGAAGGCCACCGAAGAGGCCATGAACAGCTGAACAGCGAGAGGGGGTGCTCCCGTGGCTGACACCTCTCTCGTGTTCAACCTGGTGGCGCGCGACCAGGCGTCCGGTGTCGTCGAGCGGATGGGCGAGCGGATGGGCACTGCCTCGGCGACGATCGGCGCCGGGATCGGGGCGGCGCTCGGCGTCGGGGTGGCGACGTCCCTGTCCATGGAGGGTGCGAACGCCAAGCTGGCCAACCAGCTGAACCTGAACAAGGCCGAGGCCGCCCGGATCGGGCAGGTCACCGGAGCGGTGTTCGCCGACGGGTTCACGGCCACGACCGACGAGGCCGCGATCGCCCTGCGCGGTGTCGCCTCCTCGATGGTCGACGTCGGGAACACCTCCTCGGCCGAGCTGCAGAAGCTCACCACCCAGGCCAAGGTGCTCAGCGATACGTTCGAGTTCGACCTGACCGAGGCCACCCAGGCGGCCGGGTCCCTGATGAAGTCGGGCATGGCCGCCGACGGTACCGAGGCCTTCGACCTGATGACCGCGGCCGCGCAGAAACTCCCGGCGCAGATGGCCGCCGAGATCCCCGCGATGGTCACCGAGTACTCCAGCTTCTTCCAGGAGCTCGGGGTCACCGGACCGCAGATGATGGGCGCCCTGACCGAGGCTGCGAAGAACCCGCTGTTCGAGATCGACAAGCTCGGCGACGCCATCAAGGAATTCAATCTCCGGATCGCGGAGACCGACGCGGTCAAAAAGCCGCTGAAGGAACTCGGCCTGGACGTCAACAAGATCCAGGCACTGGTCAACAGCGGCAAGGGCACCCAGGCGTTCGACCAGATCACCATCGCCCTGTCGAAGGTGAAGAACCAGACCGACGCCACCCGCCTGTCCGCTGCTCTGATGGGCGGGCCTGGCGAGGACGCCAAGACGTCCCTGATCGGGCTCGGCAAGGCCGGCGGATTCGCAGCCGTCGGGCTCAAGGACGCGGCCGGGTCGACACAGGACATGGTTGACCGGGTGGAGAACAGCTCCACCCACACGCTCCAGAAGTTCAAGAACAGCGCCCTGACCCAGCTGGCCGACGTCGCCGCCGGGTTCATCAACTTCGGGGTGGCCAATCAGGGAGCGGTCGTCCCGCTGCTCTACACGCTGGGCACCCTGGCCGGGATCATCATGGCCGTCGCCGTCGCCCAGAAGATCTACGCGACGTACTCGGCGATCGCCACGGTGGCGACGAACGTCATGAACTCCGCGAGCTACCGGGCGATCGCCGGGTGGTCGCGGATGATGGCCGTCGGCCTGATGGCCTACCTCCGCATCGCGGGGGCCGCGGTCGTCTCGGCGGCCACCACCGCAGCGGCGTGGGTCGGGTCCGCTCTCGTCTCCATCGGGACGTGGATCGCCGCCGTGGTGCGGGCGGGGATCACCGCCGCGATCCAGTTCACGATGATGGCCGCGCGGGCGGTGGCGTGGGCGGTTGTCATGGCCGCGCAGTGGCTGATCGCCATGGGTCCGATCGGCTGGGTCATCGCCGCCGTGATCGGCCTCGTCGTCCTGATCATCGCGAACTGGGACAAGATCAAGCACTACACGGGCGTGGTGTTCTCCTGGCTGTGGTCGAAGATCAAGGGCACCCTGATCACGATCCTGTCGTTCGTGACGGGCTGGGTCATCGTCAAGTTCTTCCTGAACCACTGGGACCGCATCAAGTCCGGCACCGTGGCCAAGGTCGGAGCCTTGATCGCGTTCGTGCGGGGCATGCCCGGCCGGATCCTGTCCGCCCTGTCCTCCCTGAACAACCTCCTGTACTCCAAGGGCGTCGCGGTCGTCCAAGGCCTGTGGCGCGGCATCCAGTCCATGGGCGGCTGGATCAAGGGACAGCTGATGTCCTTCGCCCGGAGCATGATCCCCGGGCCGATCGCCAAGGCCTTGGGCATCGCGTCGCCGTCGAAGGTCACGACGGAGCAGGGCAAGTGGATCGCCAAGGGTCTCGTCGTCGGCCTCACCGGCTCGGCGAAGCAGGTCCGCTCGGCGGCCGACAAGGTCGCCGGGATCATCCGCAAGTCCCTCGCCCCCGGCAAGGGCCGCGCGGCTGCGCTGGCGAAGGTGTCCACCGGGTCCAAGCAGCTCGTCTCGCTGGCCAACCGGGAAGTGAAGCTGGCCACGAAGATGAAGACGGCGACGAAGGCACTGGCCGACCAGATCAAGGCCCGCGACAAGCTCGCCGCCGACGTCAAGAAGGGCGTCCTGGACAGCGCGAACATCACCGCCAACGCCACCGGCGGGCCGGTTAGCGCGCAGACGATCCTGGCCCAGCTCACCACCAAGATGAACCAGGCCAAGGCCTTCGCCGCCCAGCTGGCCTCCCTCCGCAAGAAGGGCGTCCGCTCCGACCTCATCGCGCAGATCGCGCAGGCCGGGGTCGAGCAGGGCACCGGCGCGGCCACCGCCCTCGCCCTGGCGTCCAAGTCGCAGATCTCCCAGATCAACGCGACGCAGGGCCAGCTCGTCGGGGCGGCCACGGCCGCCGGGTCGACCGCCGGGACGGCGATGTACGGGGCGGGAATCCAGGCTGCCCAGGGCCTGGTGAAGGGTCTCAAGTCCCAGCAGAAGCAGATCGAGAAGCAGATGGCCGGGATCGCCGCGGCGATGACGAAGGCCATCAAGAAGGCCCTGAAGATCAAAAGCCCCAGCCGGTTGATGGCGGACCAGGTCGGGGCGATGATCCCCGCCGGGATCGTGGCCGGTATGTCCGACGGACAGGGCGCCCTCGACAACGCCATGGCCACAGCAGTACAGCCGCCGCCCCCGCCCGGGGCCGGCGGGCCGATGGTGCAGCGCCCGGCCGCACCGCTCCTCACCGCAGGGCGCGGCCAGCAGGTCGTGCGCATCGAGTTCGCCGGGCCGGAGGAGGCCAAGCGGCTCATCCGGGCGATCGTCCGCAAGGACGGCCGCGGCAGCGTGCAGAAGACGTTCGGCTACGGGAAGGAGGCGACAGCGTGACGTTCCCGCAGACGCCGTTGGACGTGCGGGTGGAGCTGGGGATCGGGGGTGCGTGGACGGACGTCACGGCCGACACGTATACCCGGTCCCCGATCACCATCACCCGCGGCGCGGCCGACGAGTCCAGCTCGCTGGAGCCGTCCACGTGCGAGCTGGAGTTCAACAACCGGCTGGGCAAGTACAGCCCGCGTAACCCGCTCTCGCCGTACTACGGGCTGATCGGCCGCAACACCCCGGTGCGGGTGTCCGTGCCGGGCCCGGAGTCCTACCTCCAGGTCGACGGGTCGGCCACGTCCTACGCGCGCACCCCCGACACCGCGGCCCTGGACATCACCGGGGACCTCGACCTGCGGATCGAGGCGACGTGCGACTGGAACGCGGTGTCGGGCCAGGCCCTCCTCGGCAAGTGGAACTCGGCGACGAACCAGCGGTCCTACCTGCTGCGCATCGGTGCCGGGAACGTCTACTTCAACTGGTCGGTCGCCGGAACCGCCAGCATCTTCGTTCAGCGCCCTCTGCCCGGGCTGCCCCGGCGGGCCGCGCTTCGGGCCACGATGGACGTGAACAACGGGGCCGGCGGCTACACCGTGCGCTTCTACTGGGCGACGTCGATGGCCGGGCCGTGGACACAGATCGGCGACCCGGTCACCGTCACCCCCACCACCAGCATCTACTCCGGGACGGCGCCGCTGGAGATCGCCCCGCAGGCGGTCTCCGGAGTGCCGCCGATGCGCGGCATCGTGCACCGCGCCGAGGTCCGCAACGGCATCAACGGCACGCTGGCCGCCGACTTCGACGCCCGCGCGCGGCCCGCCGGATCCACCGGGTGGACCGACAGCGCCAGCCGCGTCTGGACGCTCGGCGCAGGGGCGGCCGTCAACGACCGGGCCTACCGATTCGTCGGCGAAATCAGCTCGTGGCCCGCCCGGTGGGACGTCTCCGGCAAGGACGTCTACGTGACGGTCGAGGCCGCGGGCACCACCCGCCGCCTGGGCCAGGGCAAGAAGGCCCTGGAATCGACACTCCGGCGCCGGATCCCGTCGGCTCCGTCACTGCTCGCGTACTGGCCCCTGGAGGAGTCGGACACCGCGGACACCTTGGCCTACAGCCCGGTGGCCGGGGTCGAGCCGTTGCAGCTGTCCGGCGTTGACTGGGCCGGGGACGACACCCTCGGCGGGTCGGCGCCCCTGCCCACCATCAAGGCCGGGTCGACCTTGTCGGCCCGCGTCCCAGCGACCACGGTCACCGGCTGGCAGGCCGAGTTCGTCTACTACCTGCCCACGCTGCCCGCCGTGCAGACGGAGGTCCTGCGCCTCGGGATCACCGGGGCGACCATGCGCACGGTGGTCCTGTATGCGAGCGTGTCAGCGACCCGGCTGGAAATCCTCGATGCCGAGGGGGCGCTTCTCGGGTGGTTCAACCTCACCACCGCCTCGTCCTTGTCCGCGTTCGCCGGGAAGTGGAACCGGCTGGCGATCTACAGCGGGGACTACGGGGGCGGGACCACGCTCCTCACCGCGACCTGGCGGGACGTCACCACCAACGTTCGGTACTACCTGAGCGCGACCGCGGCCGGCACCGCCCAGGGGCGCGTGACCACGGTGTCCGCCGCCTGGGACTCACTCCTGGAGGGCATGGCCCTCGGTCACCTGTCGGTGTTCTCGACGCCCGGCACCGGAGCTGTGGGCACACCGCCCACCACCCTGATCTACGACGGCGCCGACGATGGTTTCCTCGGCGAGACCGCGCTCGCCCGCATCAACCGGCTCGGCGGCGAGGAGGCGGCCACCGTCGACCTCGCCGGACGCGGATCCGACGCCCCTGCCCTGTCCACCCGGCTCGGCCCGCAGCGACCCGACACCCTGCTCGCCCTGCTGGAGGAGATTCAGGACGCCGACGGGGGCATTCTCTACGAGCGGCAGGACCGTCCCGGGCTGGTCTACCGGGACCGGAAATCCCTCTACAACCAGCCCGTCGCCCTGGCCCTGAACTACAACGCCACGGGGGAGGTGCCGCCGCCGCTGGAACCGGTGGAGGACGACCAGCGGCTCCGGAACGACGTCACCGTGACGCGGGACGGCGGAACGTCCGCGCGCTCCGTCGTGGCCACGGGGCCGATGTCGGTGCAGCCCCCGCCGGCCGGGGTCGGCCCCTACGACGAGGCCCTGACGCTGTCGCTGTACGACGACTCCCAGCCCGCACCGATCGCCCAGTGGCGTACCCACCTCGGCACCTGGGACGAGGCCCGCTACCCCACGGTAACGGTGTGGCTGCACGCCGCACCGCACCTGATCAACAGCATCCTCGGCATGGACATCGGGGACCGGCTCCAGATCAGCAACCCCCCGCCGTGGCTGCCACCGGACACGATCGACCAGCACATGCTCGGCTACACCGAGGTCCTGGACCAGTTCGACTGGACCCTCTCCATGAACTGCACCCCTGCCCGCCCGTGGCAGGTCGGGGTGGTGGAGGACTCGTTGTTGGGCCGGGCGGACACGGACGGCTGCACCCTGACGTCCGGGGTCACCGCGGGGGCTACGTCGGTGGCGGTGACGTCGTCGCCTGGCCCGCGTTGGATCACCTCGTCCGTCTTTCCCGCGATGTTCCCCTTCGATGTGACCGTGGGCGGTGAGGTCATGCGGGTGACTGCGTGCACCGGTACCGGCCTGGCCCAGACGTTCACCGTGACCCGGTCCGTCAACGGCATCTCCAAGGCTCACGCGGCCGGGACCCGACTCTCTCTCACCCAGCCGATGCGCGCCGCGCTGTAGGAGGTACGCATGCCCATCCTGGCGGGCCAGATCATCACCGCAGGCCAGCTGACTCGGTTGCAGCCGGTCCCCTACGAGGTGACCGGCACCAGCAACCTGAACCCCATCCCCGTGTCGGAGGCCGACGTTCCCGGCGCGCTGCTCTCCATCACCACGACCACGGCCAACGCCTTCTTCGTGGCCACTGCCGTATTCGCCTTCGACACCATCAGCGCGGGAACCACGTTCGCCGAGGGTCGCCTGCGCGTCGACGGAGTCAACGCCTCGGGTGCCGCCCGCTGGTCGGGGCCGGCCACAACCGACTTCGGAACAGCTGCTCAGCAGTGGTCCGGCACCCTCGCCACCGCTGGGAGCCACCCATTCCAGCTGCGCGCGGCCGTGAACAGCGGATCGGACATCCAACTGCTCGGGGCCTACACAAAGTTGCAGGTCACCATCTACGAGGTGCCATGACCACGATCAGCCTGCCCGCCATCCGACTCGCCGGGTTCCACTCGACGAACGAGGTCGCCGCCACATCGCTGCCGGTGGATCTGCCGACCAACACCTGGCGCACGATCCTGCGGGTTGTCGCGCCCGTTGCGGCCGGGGATCTCCTGGACGTGTCCGCCTGGTTCAAGGTCACCAACGACATCAGGCCCGTGGCCTACCCCGTGGGCGTGGGTGCGCACCTGTGGGCCTACGACGTCGATGACGGGAAGGGCGCCGCGAGGACGGCCGACGACTGGTGGCGGCTCGACGAGGATGCCGGTTCGGTCGGCATGAACGTTCACCGCGACCTGCACCACCTGGTCCTGCCGGTCGAGGTCGCCTACCAGGTGCCGGACAACTGGCCCACCGGCCACCGCATGACCGTCGTGCTCCGCGCTGACGCGCACTCCACCGCGTGGGACCGCGACGGTGACGGGCTGGCCGAGGACCGGCTGACCGTCGACCCCTACGGGCGGCTGACTGTCCGCCGCTACAGACCCAACCAGGAGGTATGAGCCATGGCTACCCCGCTGTCCGCTGACCGGCTACTGAAAGCCCTCCGAGACGAAGGCCTCCACGTCGTCGAACACCGCAGCTGGCGCACGAACAACCGGAACCACAAGGGCCCGTGGGGACCGACACACGGGGTGATGATCCACCACACCGTCACCTCGGGCACCACGTCCTCCGTCGAGCTCTGCTACAACGGCCACTCCGCCCTCCCCGGCCCCCTCTGCCACGGCGTCATCGACAAGGCGGGGACCGTGCACCTGGTCTCCGCCGGGCGTGCCAACCACGCCGGGTCCGGCGACGGCGACGTCCTGAACGCTGTCGTGATGGAGACCCCCCTGCCCCCGGGCAACGAGGCGGACACCGACGGCAACCGCTACTTCTACGGCTTCGAAGCGGTCAACCTCGGCGACGGGAGAGACCCGTGGCCCGCCGAGCAGCTGCTCGCGATCGAGCGGGCGGCGGCCGCCATCTGCCGGGCGCACGACTGGGACGAGCGGTCGGTGATCGGGCATCTGGAGTGGCAGCCGGGGAAGGTCGACCCGCGCGGTTTCACCATGGACTCGATGCGGGGCCGGATCGGGAAGCGGCTGGGCGGGGAGCCGTCAAAGCCCCCGGCCGTGAAGCCCTCGAAGCCGAAGTACGAGCCGTTCCCCGGGGCCGCGTTCTTCAAGGTCGGCCGGAACGGCGCCGTCATCACGGCCATGGGCAAGCGCCTGGTCGCCGAGGGCTGCGGCCGGTACGCCGTCGGCCCGGGCCCGAAGTGGTCGGAGGCCGACCGGAAGTCGTACGCCGCCTGGCAGCGCAAGCTCGGCTTCTCCGGCAGCGACGCCGACGGCATCCCGGGGAAGAGCAGTTGGGACCGGCTGAAGGTCCCCAACGTCTGAGAGGAACACCATGACGCGTCGATTTCACCTCGAGCGCGACACCGACGTGACCGGAGTATCCGGGACTGGTTGTGTCGCCGACGGGGTGCTCTGGCCCGACGGGACTGCGACGCTCCGCTGGCGCGGGCCCCGCGCATCAACCGTCCACTGGGACAACGTCGCCGACGCCGAAGCAGTCCACGGGCACGGCGGTCACACCCGCATCGTCTGGGACGACCCGGACCCCAACACCGAGAAGAGGAACTCTCCATGATCAGAATCAGCAGCGCCGCCAAGGCCATAGCAGCCGCGGTCGCCGCCGGTGCGAGCGTCGCCGCCACCGCCGTACAGGACGGGGTGTTCACCACCGGGGAGGGTGTCACCACGGCGCTCGCCATCCTCGGAGCGCTCGGCATCACGTACGCCGTGCCCAACCGCCCGGCCGCCGAGGCTGACCGGGCCACCCCCGGCCGGGGCCTCTGACCAACCCTCGCACCAGGAGGTATGCACGTGGACGCTGCGACGCTCGGCGCAATCGGTGTCATCGTCGTCGGGCTCGCAACGGCCACGGGCGCATGGATCGGAAAGCGCGGCGAAAACATGATCGGCGGGTTCAGCTCGCTCGTCGACAACCTGCAGGAAGAGCGCGACAAGGTGCGGTCGCAGCTTGCCGAGAACGAGACGCGCCTCGCCGCGGCGTACGCCGAACTTGAAGGCGAGCGCGCGGGGAAAGCAGAGCTGCTGACGCAGATCACCGAGCTGACCACCGAGAACGCCCGACTGCACGCGCGCATAGCCGAGCTGGGAGGAACCCCGTCGTGACGCACCGCAGACCGAACGTCCTCCTCGCCCGCCGGTGGCGATCGCTTGCCCTGACCGCTGTCCTCCTCGTGCTGTCCGGCGCGGTGCTCCTGGTCTGGCTGCGTATCGACGCCGAAGCACAGCGGACCGCCAACGTTGCGGCCGAGGCGGACCGGCGCGGCGACGCCGTATCCACGCTCGCCGGGGACGTACGGACGCTGCGTGCGCAGATCCAGGCGGAGGGCGGTACCCCAGCAGCACCGGATCCGGCGGCCGCGGTCGACGATCTGCCGGACCGGGTGGAGGTTCCCGTGCCGATACCCGGCCCGTCGGGGCCGCGCGGGCAGAAGGGCGAGGCCGGCGCACCCGGCAAAGACGGTACGGACGGTGAGCCGGGTGCCGCCGGGTCGCCGGGCCCGGCGGTCACGGGCGCGCCCGGGAAGGACGGAGCCAACGGCGTCGACGGCGCGCCCGGCAAGGACGGGGCCCCGGGCGAGCGCGGGGAGAAGGGCGACCCGGGCACTCCCGGCGAGCGCGGCCCGGCGGGTGCTCCCGGCCCGGCCTGCCCCGACGGGTACTCGTTGCAGCCGCCGCCGGGTGACCCCGACGGGCTGATGTGCCGCCGTGATGGTGCACCGCCGCCGGAGGACCCGGCGTCCACCCCGAGCCCGGTCGCTGCAGCTCTGGACCCGACCCGCCGCCAGTACCCATGAACGACCGGCCCTCATCGCCTCGCGCGGTGGGGGCCTTTCGTCATGCCCCGGGCTCGGGGAGCCGGGACACGAACGTGCCGATCCCAGGCTCCATGTACGCGAGCCCGGCCTCGCGCAGCTCCTTCAGGACCCGGCGTGCGGTCACCGGGCTGACACCCGTTTCAGTCTGGAGATCCAGCGCGGACGGCAGGCGGGTTCCCGGCGGGTACACGCCACTGTCGATGCGCTCCTCCAGTAGGGCGTACACCTGCCGCCACCTGGGAATTTCTGGCTGCCAGTCCATGCCGTGACGCTAGGTTCACTGAGGTGTCCAGGCGAGACAGGCCCGATGAGCTGACCTATCGCACCTATCGCGCTCCGTCTATGGTGGACCCCACAGAAAACCCCCGCGACCGATGGCACGGTCCGGGGGTGCGGACGACGCTTCGAGGAGCGACCGCCATGGCGAACACTACCGACCCCACCCTTGCACCGACAGGTCCCACTTACGGGTGGTGCGACTGGCACGAAGGCCCGTCCGGCACGGCGGTCCTGATCAGCGTGGTGGAGCAGTGCTCGGGTCCCGGGATCACGCGGTACGCGTGCGCTCCGTGCCGGGAGCAGCGGCGGCTGGTGCCGTACGGGCAGCAGCCGTGACCGCCCCGGCTAGGCCGCCCACGTTGGCTCCTGCGTGCAGGATCGGTGAGCACGGCGAGTGCTCGGGGCCGGGCGAGTTACGGCGGCCGGGAGCTCCGGCGTGGGAGCGGCCGATCGAGATTCGGCGGTGCGGGTGTTCCTGCCACCGCCGGTGATGCTCCCGCCGGTCCAGGTCACGGCGAGACCGGGGCCGGCGGGTCCTCCTCACGCACGAGGTCGGACAGCGGGACGCCAAGCGCGTCGGAGACCCGCAGCAGGTTGTCGAGAAGCGGACTGGACCGCGCGGCTTCCAGGTCTTGGTAGGCGGACCGGTCCAT